GTATTCGGTGACTTTAAGATTGTTCACTAACACGAATTAGTCCTATTGCCCGTAAAGCAGATTCAGGGCTATCTACCCGACTAAGTGGCCCACCCTTCCAGTTGGCTATAAATTTAAGTTGGTCTGCGGTGAACTTAGCTTTAGCGTCACGCTTAACTTCCATCAAGATAGTTTCTCCGTTAAAGCACACCATCAGGTCAGGTATTCCTCTGCCTACCATTGATAAAATATAGACATCTGCCCCCGCTTTTCTGAGGGTTTCTACTATTTCTGTTTGATTTGCATCGGTTCTTTTGGCGTATGCCATTGTTTTTTAACAATATTCAGTTAAGATATGCTAACTTTATCACGATTAGGGTCTTATATGGCTAAAAATCAGTATGGTGATTACATTGGTGATGACGAATTTATAGAGAAATGGCGAGCATATCCTAGCCCTACAGCATTAGCAGAACATTTAGGTATCGGTGTTCGTGCCGTTATGAATCGTAGGCGGTCAGTAGAAATTAGGCAGAACATAGAACTTGTAACCGACCTTAGTTATAAACAAGAAAAAAGCAAAGATTATATTGAGAGAGCTAGGGCTGACAAGGCAAAACGCCAAGAATTACTACAAGAACGCCTAGATGCTGCCACCCATAGCGTTAGACGGGGTATGGAGTTAGAAAAGGGTCGAGTCATTATCTTTTCGGATGCCCACTTTACCGACTGCACTACAACAGGGTTTAAAGCCCTTATTAAATTTATTGAGCATTTCAAACCCAAAGCTATTATCTGTAACGGAGATGCGTTTGACGGGGCTGTATTAAGTCGATTCCCAAAGATTAACTATGACCGACAACCTAGCGTATTAGACGAACTAAACTACTGTAAGACGCATTTAGATGCTATTGAAAAGGTTAGACCTGCGGGCTGTCGGTTAATTTGGACTCTAGGTAATCACGATATGCGTTATGAGTCGGCTTTGGTGGCTCGTGCCCCTGAGTTTTCGGGGGTGGATGGCTTTAACTTAAAGTACCATTTCCCCCATTGGGAAACTTGTTGGTCATTTTGGGTCAATGACGATACTGTAATTAAACATAGGCATAAAGGCGGTAGGTACGCAGGTTATAACAATGTCCAAGCCAGTTTTAGTAATATATTTACAGGGCATACCCATGTCTTAACTCTAAGCCCTATATCAACTTTTGACCAAAAGACTTACTGGGGTGTACAAACAGGCACTTTAGCCGACATCAATGCGGATAGCTTTAGCTATACAGAAGATAACGCAAAGGATTGGCGACAAGGGTTTGTTATGGCTTCGTGGGAGCGTGGTAGGCTTTTAATGCCTGAGATGATTCAAGTTTGTGGGGAAAACGAGGTAGAGTTTCGTGGTGAAATATTAGAAGTATGAAGATTACGCCTGAAATCTTATCTAATTTATACGGGTCATTTTGCTGTGCTTACCCATTTAGTAAGTGGGATATGCCTTTGCCCCAAGAAGTGAAATTTGAGATAACGCAAGATGTAGATGCGATGGGAACTTATTTGCTAGACACAGAAGAAGATTACCAGCATTACATCACCATTTCGGCTGCTAGGTGTGCGTTTTGGGACACCATCTGTAGAACATTAGCCCACGAATGCGTCCATATGAGTTTTTATCGTCAAAAGGGCGATAAATGGATGTCACATGGCAAAGAATTTCGTAGGCGTTGCCGTATGGTTGCAGAAGAATTTGGCTTTGACCCGCTAGAGTTGTAGCCTAGCCTTGACTATACCTAGTAAGGTATCGAACTCAATTTGGTGGTATCTCTCGAAAGCCTTTGCTCCGAGTCCATGCACACCTGTAGCACCTCTGTGATGCTCGGTACATAAAGGAAGTATTGGTGCTTCTGACCGCTTTCCACCGAATCGTCTGACATGGTGAAGCTCTGCGGGGGTGTCATGGTAGCCCATGTGGTAGCATAAGACGCAACCAAGTCTTGCAATATCGTCATGGCGTTTTTTATCCTTTTTGTTCATTAGCGTAGTCGTACCACATTAGATAGAAAGCCTTAAATTCGTCAACCCCGTTGCCTAGTTTAGTGCATCCAAAGGGTTGGACTTGCCAAAAGTTCTCTATAACTAACTGGTCATCTGTGTTACCTTGCACAATAACGACTGTAAATTTAGGGGTTTTAGCAAAGGCTTGCAATAAGCGTTTTTGACCCTCGCTAACCTTTTCATTGGGGCGTTTCCACTCCATCACCAAAAACTTACCATTACGCTCTGCAATCCCATCTATGTTACTGGGGCAAAAGTTTTGGTTAGTAGGTATTAAGCCTTTGAACGCACCATAGTCAATATGGGTGGCGTAGGCATTACGCATTATCTTATTGAATGTTTGCATCTTTTTGCAGTACATCCTCTAGTTCTTGGGCATAGTCGGTTATATCGCAACTAAGCAAATAGGCTTCGGTATGGTCATTTTTAAGTTTAAGTTCATGCACCCGTTTAATGGTGCGAGTTAAATCTAGGAATACTTCTGCAAATCCTCTCATCGTGTCAACCTTTCTAAGTTTCTGTCATTAGCTTGTTGGGTACGCCATGCTTCAAAACGCATCTTAGCGGCTTCTAATTGCCATCTAAGGGCTTCTTTTTGCTCTACCGCTACCCCTATGGCTTTGCATAAGTCTTGGTATTCAGGACTGCGATAGGCTTCCCGTTCCTGTGCCCCTAACGATTGTTCTTCGGTCTGCGACATCTTGATGGCTTTAAGACTATGCCTAAAGTTCTCAAGCTGGGCTAGTTCACCGCTTGCCTTAGCATATTGCGGTGCTGTTTTGAATATAAAGTCTATTGCTTCGTGCGGGTCATACTCTTTCATCTAATCTCTCCATTAATAATTGCCATGCAACAGCAGCCACTTGCGGTACTTGTCCGTTGCCAAGGGCTTTAAGTCTGTCCACTCTTGCGGCCACCCCATCAGCCACTCGTAAAGGTTCGGGTTGATTGAAGATGGTATGTAAGTTCCATTGGCTTTGGCTGTTCTTGTCGCTCCCGAACCCCCAGCGTTGCCCCCGCCCGATGGTGTTGTCGGTGTTGGCCATATTACCCCCCGTTTCTGCATGGCTTTCCTGCTGTTGCTGCCCCCTGAACTGCCTGTTGTTGGGGTATGGAAAAACTTCTCGTTGTCGGGCAACAATCCAAATTCTCTTTCGGTGATGTTTAGCCCCGATGTCTGACGCTCCCAGCACTCCCCATTCCGCATCGAACCCCATGTTGGCCAAGTCTGCGAAAACTCGGTCAAGTCCTCTATGAGTGAGCATTGGGCTGTTTTCCACGAACACGAACTTTGGTCGTACTTCGCAAATGACCCTTGCCATTTCTTTCCACATTCCTGACCGCTCTCCGTCAATCCCTGCTCCTTTGCCTGCGGCAGAGATGTCTTGGCATGGAAAACCACCCGATACGACATCAACAATTCCTCGCCAAGGTTTTCCGTCAAAGGTTTGTACATCATCCCAAATCGGGAAACTTTCGAGAAGGCCGTCATTTTGTCTGGCGCACAGTACGCTTGCTGGGTATGGCTCCCACTCGACTGCACAGACTGTTCTCCATCCAAGCAACTTGCCCCCAAGTATTCCTCCACCAGCACCTGCGAAAAGAGCCAACTCATTCAATCCATTCCCCCCAATTACCTCTGTTTTTTTTACTATATTGGTCAGCGTAGCCTTTAAGTAAATTACTATCAATTTGGTATTTTGATAGGTATTCTCTAAACTTTGCTAACCCCCATTGACTACGCCATTTGCATAACTGCCGTACTGCACATTTGTATTGGTGTTCAATCAATCTCCATACCCATTCGCATCATACATTTCTTTTTTAAGGTTTCGTAGCTATCGTATCCGTTACCAAGTATTCCTAGTTCACGAGCTTTGTTCTCAATACCTTGTTGGCTAAACATCCACGACCTGTCCACCTTTTCTTTGGCGGGGGTCATGTCTAAAACATCTTCCCATCGTGCAGCGTTTATCCAACTGGCAGGGTATGGAATATAGTCTATTTCGGTGCGTTTAAGTTGCCAATGTCTAAGGTGTTTAGGCAAGGCTTCTAAGGCTTCACGCTGTTCAAGGTCAGTCAATCTTTTCCAAGCAATTTCAGCTTTTTTCTTTGCGACCTTTTTGGGCCAATTTATCCAAAACTTTTCAAAATCCACACATCCCCCTATTTTGTTGCAAGTATATAAAGTCCAACATTACTAAAAGCATAACCGCTATATACAACTGCCATAGCTGTATTACCTTTAAAGCCTTGTTCTATACCTATATAGGCATAAATAAGACCCGTCACAATAATTAACCAAGAACTCAAAATGGTGCATCCTCAAATTTAGGTTTATCAGCTTTAACAAACTGGTAAGTCCAATCGGTATAAGTTTTAATTAAATGCTCGGCTTCATGCTTAGTCTTTACTGTACGCATTAATTCGCCATTTTCGTCATAAATCTTGTAATGACTATACGCATTAAGTCTGTCCTCAGTTGTAAATGTAGTCATTGTAAAACCCTTGGGCTAGGTGGGCTTGGTGGACTCATAGGTACTGTATAGCTAGGCGTACCAATAGCATAACCTTGCGGTGTAACGACCTGATTTGAGTAAATTGTGGCGTTTTGCACCACCCCCTGATTGTTTACTATTTGAACCTGATTACCTTGTTTTTGTACATAATAAGAAACATTTCCCTGTGGATTTGTAACCACATAAGTTTGAGCCATTACAGGTGTTGCGGTGATTAATGCGGTGATTAGTAGTTTCATTATTCCCCCTTAAAGACTGTAGGTTAAGTTTACTTAATAATAAGGTATATAGGTATAAACCCTTATAACTCATAAGTATTACATTAACGCCTATAAAGTAACCTATAAGTTACATTATGTTGGTATATATAATTTACATATAACTTTTTGTATTAAAGAACCATTTACTTGCAAGCTCTTTTCCCATAGAACGACCAACGCCACAAGTGGCGATACTGTCAAGAGATGTATCGAGTAACGACTCTACCCAAGCTGGCTTGACCCAGTATCTTGGCGGCTATCGCAGGTGTCGACCCTCGCTCCGATGCTGAATCTCCATCGGCCTCTAGCCCATCCCCGACTTTTTCTAACACCCTGTCGTTTCGGGTGGCAGAAATAGAAAAACCCCTTTGGGTTGCTCTAAGGTGATGTTGCTTAATAAATGGCTCTATTCATTTACTAAACACTCAGAACAACCCAAAAGGGTCTTGTGTATAGAGCTACTTACTAGACAGACATCACTCTGCCCATACAGTATAACGCTATTTCAAATCTTGCTCAACCATCTGACAGAAAATAGAACACTCAATATTGGGTTCTTGGGGATAGTTTCCATCTGTGGGCTTTAATTCATCAAGGTAGCGGTCTTTAAATATGGTCTGCTTTTTAAATCTTTCGAGCTTTGCCATGCGGTCAAAATGCTCAGGAAAGTCCACTTTTATCTTGTTCCAGTAGCCCATACCACCCTTAACGCACCCAATACAGTTGTTATTGTGATAGCCAAGCTTGTACATAGCTGGAAGTTCAATATTGGCGTTTTTAAGGATAGCAAGGCAATCTTCCTTACCTAAGCCTTTATCTATAAGGGGTGTCCATATGTTGACATCGGCATTAGCGTCTATAAATCGGTCTAATCGGGCTTGTTCTTCTGCGGTGTACCCAAATACTTGTCTGTCTGTAGGCTTCTCAAAACGCTCCCGAATCTGCTTTTTTAAGGCTCTAGTGCATGGAGCACCTTTGGGGGTACGGATGTAGTTCTTTTCAAATACCCGATAGATTGACCTGTCGTAAAAGTCATTCCCAAGAATTTCAATCTTTTGCCCAAACCATTCCTCGCACTCGGCTAAGAATCGCTTGTTATCAGGGTGTTCTTCTTTAACTTCTGTGTAAGCTATAACTACTTCGCCTGTAGCTTCTTTTAGGGCTATTTTTGTAGCTACGGCACTAGCAGCACCGCAAGAAAACCAGCAAACTGTTCTCATCGTAGCTCAGGCCATATCAACTGGTATGAGTCAGGAAATAAGTCTTTACGGCTTACTAAACCTTTGGATTCTTGTTCTAACAAAGCCCCCAAATAAACCATTTTATCGGCAGGAATCCCTGAGTTTTTCCACATACTTACAGCAGGTACGCTAATTTTGCAGATTTTGGCTATTTTGGTAGGCCCACCCAGTAACTCGATAATTTGGCTATCGGTAAACACTTTTTTCTTCATTCAATTATCTTAACATTAAATAGTCACATTTATCCAACACTTACAAATAAATTTGCACAAACGCTTAAATTGCCTTAATATGGTGGTACAGCATAAGCTGTTTACTTTTGGAGATGATTATGGATGACTTACAGGAATTACATAACGAACAGTTGCAAGACCAAGAACGCCTTGAAATAGCTTTAGACAAGGCAGAGGATGGCGATATGTTGACTTTGGCAGAGATAGACCTAATCAGGTTTCATTGTGGACTCCCTAACAAGCGTAGGGTTAATCCATTATTGACTGCTATTGTGGATGATTTTTCTAATA